TGTATGAACTTCCAATGACAACTGCATATGATATAACTACGATTTCATATGCAGGTATAACAAAGAGAGTTCCATATTCAACTAATGCTAGATTATCATCAGATGGATCAAAAATGTATGTTAGAATAGGAACTATATTCTATCAATATACTAGTGACTAAGTAGAAATTATATAGGGCTGCAAATTGCAGCCCTATAATTGAATAATAAAATTAGGAGATATAGAATGGCAAATTTTAGAGGTGTAAAAATCCCAGGCGGGATTAGCACTAATAAACTTAAAAATATTCAAGTTAAGAAATCAGTTGATTTGACTGATTACTTAGACCGAGGATATATAACTGATGATGTTATCCCCCCTTCAACTGCAGGAGCTGGACACAGAAAAGGATCTGATAAAGGATCTGCAGTTTCAAAAACAACATCAATGGGATCTATAACAGACCCCCAGGTGATAGAAGATCATGATTTCGGTGAAATAATAACACAAGTAGAAGATTCACAAAAAATATCATGGACTGCTAGACGAAGATCATCTATGGCTGAAGTTAGAGCACGTGGCGGTAATGACTAATACAACTTTAGATTAATAATAGTAAATATAGATATAACTAATTGGAGAAATAAAAATGCCAGCATATAGAGTAAAATTACGTAGAGGCACTACGTTACAACATAAAAACTTTATCGGTGAAGTAGGCGAAATAACAGTTGATACTGATTTGAAAAGATTAGTAACACATGATGGTGTAACGCCTGGCGGTCATATAATTGCTGCCCATAGTGATATTAAAACGGACGTAAATGAGTTTACTGATAATGATGCTCTATTTGGTGACCATACATTCGAAAAGCAAGGCACAACCATTGATACAACTGTTGATACTCCAACAGTAAATATTTCAGTTCAAGTTGGCCAGGGAAGTCTTTATAGATCTGGGTCAACCGGAAATGTATTCTATTTTAAAAATGTAACTGACGGTGAAACAACCTTCACGCCAAATCCTTTAATTAGAATGACACCTGGGGTTGCATATATATTTGATGTTAGTGCATCTTCAAATACAGGTCACCCGTTACGTTTTACCAATAACAGTGGAAATTCAACATATACAAAAGGTGTCCTTGTTTCTGGCACGCCAGGAACAGCAGATGCCAAAGTTACATTTACATATCCTACTCCTGGGCCATGGCCATTATGGTATTATTGCACAAATCATGGCATGGGTATGGGCGGACGTATTGCACCAATCGATATTACACTTAATTTATAAATTTATTAATATATCTATAGAAATAATAATGCATCCCTCAGGGGATGCTTTTTTGTGCTAAATACATATATAAATTAAGTGAGTATATAATTATTATGGCAGACCTAACAAAACAAGCATACAAAACCACAGAATTCACTGATGAACAATTAAGTGAGTTTAGTCAATGTATAGACAATCCTTCCTATTTTCTGAATACATACTTCACAATTCAGCATCCTACCAAGGGTAGTATGATATATAACGCATATGAATATCAAAATGAACTTGTAAATTCATATCACAATTATCGCTACAGTATTTCGATGTTAGGCAGACAAATGGGTAAGTCAACGACTGCCGCAGGCTATTTGTTGTGGTACGCCATGTTTGTTCCAGATCAAACAATTTTGATTGCTGCACACAAATACAGTGGTGCCCAAGAAATTATGCACAGAATTAGATATGCGTATGAATTATGTCCGGACCACATTAGGTGTGGTGTTATCTCATATAATAAAGGTTCTATTGAATTTGATAATGGATCAAGAATTATTGCCCAGGCAACAACAGAAAACACTGGTCGTGGTTTGAGTATTTCATTATTGTATGCAGACGAATTTGCATTTGTTAGACCTACAATTGCCAAAGAATTTTGGACATCTATTTCACCAACACTCGCAACTGGTGGTAAAGCAATTATTACATCAACCCCAAATTTAGATGATGACCAATTTGCTCTTATTTGGCAGGGTGGAATTAAAACAGTTGATGAGTTTGGAAATGAAACAGAAGTTGGTGTTAATGGTTTTAGAGCATATAAAGCAGTATGGTCACAGCATCCGGATCGTGATGAGATTTGGGCAAGTGAAGAAAAAGGACGTGTTGGAGTAGAACGTTTCTTGCGTGAACACGAATGTGAATTTGTTGCATTCGATGAAACATTGGTTGACAGTGTGAAATTATCACAGTTTAGAGGTATTGAGCCGTTACGCAAAACTGGACAGATACGATGGTATGATTCTATAAAGAAAGGAAATACATATGTTGTTGGTCTTGACCCTGCAATGGGCACAGGAGGTGATAATGCTGCGATACAGGTCTGGAGTTTACCTGAGATGAATCAAGTAGCAGAATGGCAACATAATAAAACTGATATGCGAGGACAAGTTAAGACCTTGTATGATATACTGCATATTATTAAAGAAGAATTAAAAGAATTAGGAAATAAATCACCGGAGATATATTGGAGTGTTGAGAATAATTCACTTGGCGAAGCAGCATTAATACTTATAGAAGAGATGGATGAAGATAAATTTCCCGGTGAGTTTCTACATGAGCCTAAGAAGCGAGGAGCGACCCGCTCAATACGTAAAGGGTTTACCACAACATATAAGACTAAAATTACTGCGTGTATGAAAATGAAGTCTTGGATTGAAAGTGATAAGATGACACCTATCAGTAAAAATTTAATAAGAGAGTTCAAGACCTTTGTTGCTAAAGGTAAAAGTTACGAAGCAAAATTAGGAGAGACTGATGACCTTGTTAGTGCTACGTTATTGTGTGTGAGACAAATACAAGTTATATCACGGTTTGATGAACAATATGAAGAATTATTAGGTGAAAGTTTAGATACGAATGATGACTATGATGAACCACTTCCAATGGTATTTTGATAAATACTAAAAAGGGAACAATATTATGGCAATTAATTTTAAAAATATCGCAGAAAAAGTAATGAGAATATTACAAGGTAATGGGCTATCGCCTAAATTATTTTCAAATGAGGATGGTAAAAGTGTTGCAGTACCAGAGGATGCAAGATATTTCTATGTGCAAGACCCCAATATTATGATATTTATAGATGATAATTCGTCTGAAATAAAATTTCATATTGGAGAAAATGTTGATATTAATACACCTAAGGTAGAAAAAATGATAAATTTAATTAAAAATTTATCTAAAAGTAATCTTATGGATTTTGATATTAGAACCTTTGGCAAGCATATAGAACCTAAAAATTATACATATAATATAGAAACAAATAGTAAACATAGTAAGGAGCAAGAAATGAGTGATGTATTAGGAGAAGGACTGAGCCCATTAGAAGGTTCGGCAAAAACAAGTCGCCAGACTCTTGAAAATGTTAGATTGATTATAAGACACAAAGCTTCAGTCAATGAAGAACAACGCGGAGCAAGATCACGTAATATCTCTGCAATATTTGTAGAAAACTCAGATGGTGAACGTTTTAAATATCCAAATAAACATTTATCAGGTGCACGTGCAATGGCTAGACACGTTAGTAATGGTGGCGTACCAAGTGACTTGGTTGGAGAAGCAATTATTGAACAAACTACTACATTAGTTAAACTAAAAGAATTTATGAATATTGTAAATAAACAAGGATTGGTAAATGAAACAAACCGTGACATAGTCCTTAATGTAAAAAGACAAATAGAATCAGTCAAAGAAAGTATTAAACGTATTCAAGGTACTAAAGGATATACATCTTTTGTAGAATCATTAGCACTTAATGAAGCAGGTAAAGAAAAATTAGTATGTAAAGATTGCGGTGATGAACAACACAAGCCAACTACTGATTGTAAGCATGATTGTGATGATGAAAGTGGATCATGGTGGGTTAAGAAGTCTGACTTGTCAGAAGATACTATGAATGATTATATATCAAAATTTACAAAGTCAACATTCGAAGATAAATTAATAGATATTCTACCTCTTATACATCGTGCAAACACAACAGAATCAGAAAATCAAAAAACAAATCAATTAGAGCGTGTTAAAAATATTATTGAAGCATGTAATGAAGACGGTTCGCCAGTTAATACTATTTCATACCGTGATAGTAATATTGACATTAGTGGCATTAAGAAAACTGAACTAGATGAAGATAGTAAAACTCCCAGTCTTGCGCAAAAGTTTGTAGATTTGGCTAGTAGAATACATGTTGAATCGTGTGATGATAATCGTAGGCATGATAGAAGTAATGATCGTGCAGCAGAATTATCTGTATTTTTAAGAAACATTGCAGAACAAGTAAAAGTAGCCCCACATACAGTGGCGCGCGAATCATTAGAAATGGGTGCTAGACTTGTAAAAATGGCAGATGTAGTTTCGGAAGACGTGGTAGAAACCACAATCGAAGATAAAATAGATGATATGTTATCAGAAGCATTTAAACCATTCAATTATTTCGACTAAAATTTAATAAAAATTTATTTTAAAAAGAGGGCATTATGCCCTCTTTTTGCTTGACATTGATAAATAATTACTGTAATATGTATATATGCTCTAGAGAGGATAATGCATATCACAACTAAAGCTAATATAAATCTAACATGGCTAATAAGGCTAATATAAAGGAAAAGTAAAATGGCAACACTAGCAGAAATTCGTGCAAAACTGCTTGCACAAGAAAATAAAGCAGAAACAAATTCAAATCAATCACGCGGCACAGACGCAATCTATCCTTTCTGGAATATGGATAATGATAGTACTGCAGTTATTCGTTTTTTACCAGATGATTCCCCTGACAATGTATTCTTTTGGCGTGAACGTCAAGTAATAAAAATTCCATTTGCAGGTGTATTGGGCGGCGAACAAAAGCCTATTTCAGTGCAAGTACCGTGCGTTGAAATGTGGGGAGACACTTGCCCTGTTCACGCAGAAATCCGTCCATGGTTCAAAGACCCATCAATGGAAGATTTAGGCCGCAAATACTGGAAAAAGCGTTCATATATTTTTCAAGGATTTGTTGTAACAGATCCTATGAATGAAACCCCTCCAGAAAATCCTATCCGTCGTTTTGTAATTGGTCCGCAAATCTTTAAGTTATTGAAATCAGCACTTATGGATCCTGATATGGAAAACTTGCCAACTGATTATGATGCAGGAACTGACTTTAGACTTGTTAAAACACAAAAAGGACAATATGCAGACTATTCAACTTCAAATTGGGCTCGTAAAGAGCGTTCACTAAATGAAGCAGAGCGCCAATCTATTGAAACACATGGGTTGTATAACCTAAATGATTTCATGCCTAAACGTCCATCAGAAGATGAACTTCGTGTAATTATGGAAATGTTTGAAGCATCAGTAGATGGTGAGTTGTATGATCCAAATCGTTGGGCAAACTTTTATCGTCCATATGGCATGGAAGTTCCTGAAGGAGCCATTTCTAATGGTTCTGTGGGATCTTCTATTACAACAAAACCGCAAGCACATGTTACTGCATCTGCACCTAAAGTTGAAGCAGAGCCTGTCGCAGCACCTGCTGCAGCCCCTGTAGCAGAAGAAGCAACTAGTAATGCAGGCGCAGATGCGTCTGATATTCTTGCAATGATCCGTAATCGTAAAACTGATTAATAGTAGATCGTACATAAAAAAGGAGAGCGATAATATTGCTCTCCTGTCTCATACATTTTTATTAGGAGTCTAATATGGCTAAAGCATTCGATGCTTCAAAATTTCGTAAGAGTATTACGAAAGCAGTCCCAGGTATGTCTATGGGATTTCGGGATCCAGACACATGGATTTCAACAGGTAACTACTGTCTAAATAAGTTAATATCTAATGACTTTCACAAAGGTATTCCACTTGGTAAAGTTACTGTTCTTGCCGGAGAGTCCGGCGCAGGTAAATCATATATTGCAGCTGGTAACATTGTCAAAAATGCACAGGATCAAGGTATCTTTGTAGTTCTTATTGATAGTGAAAATGCACTTGATGAATCATGGTTACATGCGCTAAATGTAGATACAAGCGATGATAAACTATTAAAATTAAATGTCGCAATGATTGATGATGTCGCAAGAATTATATCAGATTTTATGACAGATTATCGCAAAGAATATGCTGATGTAGAGGATGCAGAGCGTCCAAAAGTTCTTTTTGTACTTGATAGTTTGGGCATGATGTTAACACCAACTGATGTAACACAGTTTGAAAAGGGTGATATGAAAGGTGACATGGGTCGTAAACCCAAAGCACTTGCTGCACTAGTTCGTAACTGTGTAAATATGTTTGGAGATTTTAATATTGGTATGATTGCCACAAATCATACATATGCATCACAGGATATGTTTGATCCAGATGACAAGATCTCGGGTGGACAAGGCTTTATCTATGCATCAAGCATTGTTATCGCTATGCGTAAACTAAAACTAAAAGTAGATGCAGACGGCAACAAAACATCTCAAGTACATGGTATTAGAGCAGCGTGTAAAGTTGTAAAAACTCGATATTCAAAACCATTTGAAAGTGTGCAAGTAGAAATTCCATATGAAACTGGTATGTCACCTTACTCAGGACTAATTGAATTTTTTGAAGCAAAAGGTTTGCTTGTAAAGCAAGGCAATCGCTTGCGATATGTCACCAAATCAGGTGATGAAATCATTGAATTTCGTAAAAACTGGACAGATGAAAAACTTGACATTGTGATCAATGATTGGAATAACGAAGATTTAGATGCTGATGAACATGGACTTGAAACACTTGAAGTTGATTCAAATGGTGAAATTATTGATGAAAACTTAGAAGTTAATGAGGTTTAGAAATGGCTAAGTACTATTCTACAAAGAGTTATGGACACAATATAGGACTATCTGCAGTATTCAGACAACCGCATGCAGACCATTCGCATTGTCGCTTTTTACATGGATATAGTCTAGCATTCAAATTTACGTTTGGGTGCGATGATTTAGATCATCGTAATTGGGCAGTAGATTTTGGTGGGCTAAAGCCATTGAAGAAATGGCTAGAAGATAATTTTGATCATAAAGTAGTAGTTGACAGGGCTGATCCAATGTTGTATAAATTAACTGAACTAGAATCAGCAGGTTTGGCAGAATTAACAGTGATGGATGGTGTGGGCGCAGAAAAGTTTGCAGAACATGCATATAAATTTGCTGACAAACTTGTTCGTGAATTAACTAATAATAGATGCTATTGTGTAAAATCTGAATGTGCAGAACACGGTGCTAACTCAGCAATATATGAAGGATGATTTATGGCTACCAGTGATACAGAAATATTACTTGATGTTTGGAATACACTTAAATCTTTTATTCCAGCAAAGGATAAAATGGAATCTGCTGAACGTCTAATAAAAATATTGGATGACCATGGTATCAGAAAAACTGAAATATTTGAAATGGTGGATGATGATAAAATTCTACAAACAGCATTCGACCGATATTTTGTTAATGATGATACTGACGATGAATGGGACGATGAATGGGATGAGTATGACGGATGAATTGGTATAGTAAGATAGTTGCTGATTGGAATAATATTCCTGCTTTTTTAGACCACTTTGAAATCGAACTTACAGAAGCAAAAAAAGAAGTAAAAGTAACAGGTAATATTGAAAAAGCATCCACACAACTGCCTGGATATGTCGAACATAGATTTGGGCAGTTGCAAGAATTAGAGGCTATACTAGAACATCTAAATATACAACTAAGAAAGAAACGAAGTGAATATTTGCGTAAATATTTAGAAAATTATAATAAAGCATTATCAAGCAGGGATGCTGAAAAATATTCTGATGGTGAAGCAGAAGTTGTTGCCATATCTGAACTAATTAATCAGGTAGCACTTATGAGAAATAAGTTTCAAGGGATTACTAAGGGATTTGAAATAAAGCATTTTCAACTTAGTAATATAATAAAATTACGTGTCGCCGGTATGGAAGATGCGGATATAAACAATAGATATTAAGTAAAGTGTAAAATGTGTAAATACATTGCGATTTCGGAGAAATGAATAAATGGTAATAAATGTAGCAAAACGGGACGGCACTAAAAAAGAATTAGACCTTGATAAAATGCATAAGGTAGTATTTTTTGCGTGTGATGGTATCGCAGGTGTATCACCTAGTGAAGTTGAAATCAAATCTCACATACAATTTTACGATGGCATAACAAGTGCAGAAATTCAAGAAACATTGATTAAATCCGCAGCCGATTTGATTACTGAGGATACCCCAAATTATCAATGGGTTGCTGGAAATCTGATTAACTATCATATTCGCAAAGAAGTGTACGGTTCATTTGATCCATGGCATGTAAAAGCGATAGTAGAAAAAAACACTACTGATGGGTTTTATGATTCAGAACTATTAGGTTCTTATGATGATGATGAATGGGAAAGAATTAATGCTTTTGTAAAGCATGAAAGAGATTTCAATATATCATATGTGGGAATGGAACAATTTCGCGGCAAATACCTTGCGCAAAATCGTGCAACTAAGCAATTGTACGAAACACCACAAGTTGCATATGTCCTTATCGCTGCTACTCTTTTTTCTAACTATCCAAAAGATACCCGTATGAAATGGGTAAAAGACTACTATGATGCTGTGAGTAATTTTGACATTAGTTTACCAACTCCTGTAATGGCTGGTGTCAGAACACCACAGCGTCAATTTAGTAGTTGTGTTGTTATCGAAACAGGTGATTCTCTTGATTCAATAACGGCAACATCAGGTGCTATTGTGAAGTATGTTTCACAAAAAGCAGGCATCGGCATTGGCGCTGGTAGCATTCGTGCTATCAATTCGCCAATCCGAAATGGTGATGCTACACATACTGGTGTTATTCCATTTTATAAAATGTTTCAAGCAAGTGTAAAATCATGTTCTCAGGGTGGTGTTCGTGGCGGCGCCGCAACTCTACATTATCCATTATGGCACCTAGAAGTAGAAGATTTACTTGTTCTAAAAAATAACAAAGGCACAGAAGATAATCGAGTTCGTCACTTAGATTATAGTGTTCAATTTAACAAACTTATGTATGAGCGCCTAATGACTGGTGGTGACATTACATTATTTTCACCAGCAGATGTCCCAGGTTTGTATGAATCATTCTTTAATGACCAGGACGAATTTAAACGTTTGTATGAACTTGCTGAGAATGATAGTTCTATTAGACAAAAATCTATTCCAGCAAGTGAACTGTTTTCAGCATTTATGAATGAGCGTAAAAATACTGGTCGTATCTATCTCATGAATGTTGACCATGCTAATACACATAGTTCATTTTTACAGGATATTGCACCTGTGCGCCAATCAAATCTATGTCAGGAAATTAATCTTCCTACTAGACCTTTAAGCAATCTAAATGATCCAGACGGTGAAATTTCACTATGTACACTAGCAGCAATCAATTGGGGTAATATTAAAACACTCACTGATTTTGAACGTGTTAGTCGCCTTGCAGTTCGTGGCATTGATGCGTTACTTGATTATCAGCGTTATCCAGTATTAGCTGCTGAATTATCCACATTGAAGCGTAGACCTGTTGGCGTCGGTATTATTAACTTCGCATATTGGATGGCAAAGAATGATATGACATATACAAATCCAAATTTGGATATGATTGATGAATGGGCAGAAGCATGGAGTTATTATTTAATTAAAGCAAGTGTTGAACTTGCAAAAGAAATGGGATCATGTACTGGTTCAAATGAGACCAAATACGGCCAAGGCATTGTGCCTATTGATACTCGTAAAATTGATGTTGATGAATTAGTAACACACCAAGAACGTCAAGATTGGGATGGACTTCGTGCAGATTTGAAAGAATATGGTATTCGTAATTCTACATTGATGGCGCTTATGCCAGCAGAAACCTCTGCACAAATTAGTAACAGTACTAATGGTATTGAACCACCACGTTCACTAGTATCAATCAAACAGTCTAAACACGGTGTACTAAAACAAGTTGTGCCAGGAATTCACAAACTAAAAAACAAATATGAATTGCTATGGGATCAAACATCTCCTGAAGGTTACCTCAAGATCGTAGCAGTTTTACAGAAGTATATTGACCAAGGAATTTCAGTAAACACAAGTTACAATCCTGTGTTCTATGATGAAGAAAAAATTCCAATGTCTACAATGCTCCAACATCTTATTATGTTCTATAAGTATGGAGGCAAGCAATTGTATTATTTCAACACATTCGATGGCCAAGGCGAAATTGACATTGACAAACTAATGGACGAACCACTATCAATATCACAAGTAGATGACGATGATTGTGATAGTTGCGTAATTTAAATAAGGGTATATAAAATGAGTGTATTTAATTCACAGAATAAGACAGATCATACTAAAGCATTGGCCTTCATGGATCCTGCAGGCAGCGTTGCTATTCAACGTTATGATATGTTAAAGTATAAGCAGTTTGACAAACTAACAGACAAACAACTTGGGTTCTTTTGGCGTCCAGAAGAAGTTGATGTAACTAAAGATTCAAACGATTTTAAGAATCTTACAGACAATGAACGTCATATTTTTACATCAAATCTAAAGCGTCAAATTCTGTTAGATAGTGTACAAGGTCGTGCTCCAGTAGAGGCATTCGGACCGCTGGTAACTATTCCAGAACTAGAAGCATGGATTCAAACTTGGACATTCAGTGAAACAATTCATTCGCGTTCATACACTCACATCATTCGTAATGTATATTCTGACCCATCAAAAGTATTTGATGGTATGATGGATATTGAAGAAATCATGGAATGTGCTGATGATATTTCAGAATGCTATGACCAACTAATTGATATGACCTCATATTTCAATCTATTGGGTGAAGGTACCCATACTGTTAATGGCAATGAAGTTGTTATTGATAAGTATGAAATTAAGAAATTACTTTACAAAACACTTATGAGTGTCAACATTCTTGAGGGTGTTCGCTTTTATGTTTCATTTGCATGTTCTTGGGCATTCGCAGAATTGAAGAAGATGGAAGGTAATGCTAAAATTATTAAATTGATTGCCCGTGATGAAAATCTACATTTGGGTTCAACACAAACACTTCTAAAACTTCTGCCAAAAGATGATCCAGACTATATCCAAATTGCCAAAGAAACAGAAGCAGAGTGTATTCAAATGTTTGTTGATGCAGTCGAGCAAGAAAAAGCATGGGCAAATTATCTATTCAAAGATGGGTCAATGATTGGTCTAAACACACAATTGTTAAGTGATTATATTGAATGGATTTGTTGTAAACGTATGACGGCTGTAGGTTTAAAATGTCCGTATACAACACCTCAAGCAAATCCTCTGCCATGGACACAAAAGTGGATCGCTGGCGCAGAAGTTCAAGTTGCGCCTCAAGAGACTGAAATTTCATCATATGTAGTTGGTGGTGTCAAACAAGATGTTGATAAGAATACATTTGGTGGCATGTCACTTTAACTTACTGTAAACTATTTTATAGATTATTGAAAGCGCAGCATTTTTTGTTGCGCTTTTTTCTTGACATCTTAAACGAATCATTATATAAAGTATGTATAGATAGCAACAATGAGGGCTTTAAAAATGTTGAATGTACTTAAAAATGGAATGGTAACTTTAACTTCTGAAATTATGACCGTTACAACTATTATTGGTATTTTTTGCGTTATCCTGTCATAAAAAGGTTGACAAATATAGCGAATCACTTTATATTATAATAGTAATCAGTGAAAAGGACTAACAATATGGCTTATATTTCTCAGGACCGCAAAAAAGTAATTGCAAAAAATGTTAAAATAGTGTGTAAATCATATGGATTTACTGGTAGAGAAGTAACTGTTGGCGTTGATAATCATAGTTCATTGGTTGTCAATCTTTGGGGCGGACCGCTTGACCTACTGGGTGATGCAGGTATCTCTGGTGATAATCTGCAAGTTAACCACTACTGGTGTGAGGAAAATGCTAACGATCCGATAATTAAACGTTTCTATGGCGATTTGCTTGTAGCAATCAAATCAACTGGTTACTACAACAACAGCAATTCACAAATTGATTATTTTGACCACGACTTTTACATTGATATAAACTGTGGTAAATGGGATAAACCATACAACTATCGTAGTGAAATGAAAGAAGCAGCATAATGAATACTCCAATCACTAAAAGTTTCCGAATGGAAGTGCAAAATTTTGCACAGCAGTTAATCAATTCTGGTAAAGATGTAGAGACCGTATATGATAAAGTAAGAGAACGATATGGTGATAATGCTATACAACTTGTTGCCGATTGTTATTTTGAATTGTCTAGGGTTTAATAATGAATATTGAAAAACTAAAAACTGAAGTCAAAAAGGGTTATCCTATTTTTGTTGTGTACACATCTGATACTAAAGAATTGGTCGATTGGTATCCATATGGTGAAAAAATGGCACGTGCATCTGCAGAATCACGGAATAATAAAGTTGGTCCTGAAACATATAC